TAAACCTTCGATGCGTTTTGGATGATGTCATATCTGACATAAGCAGTCCCTGCATCATAGTTAGCATACTTGCTACCCTCAGTGGCAGTAGCAATAGGCACAGTTGTTGCACTTGTTAGTCTACCGTAGGCATCAACTGAAAGTTTTGTAGCGTTTACAGTTTCAGTACCGTCAGTAGATGAAGTTAAAGACTCAGTATTATAATTTCCTGCAGAAATTGTTGTAGTAATGAGGTCAATAGATGGGTTACCTGCAACACCACCACCATTATCAACCTGAATTCTACCAGGAGTACCTGCAATAGATCTGGTTGCCATAGTGCCACCAGATGTTCTTGAAATGATACCAGTGGTAGTCAGACCAGCAATAGCAACCAAATCAAGATCATAGGGTTGTGCAGATGAACCTTCTACATTACCGTCAAGATTATATTCTGCAAGGGTGGATGGATTTGAAGCATTAGAAATTCTACCCTTAGCGTCTACAGTAACTTTTGTATAAGTGCCTGTAGGATTATTTGTGCCATCATAGTGTGGCAGAGTTGAAACTAGAGTTAATTCGGCAGATAGATTGAGGTTTTGAGAACCATCAAATACACCAGAAGCAGTAACCTCATTAGAGAGTTGAATCTGACGAGTCGAAGCAAGTCTCGCAGCGGTAGAAGAATTACCAATAAGAGTCGCAGTAATCGTGCCTGCGGAGAAATTACCATCCGCATCTCTTTGCACCAAAGTATTTGCGGTATTTGAAATAGACTCAACAGGTCTTTCATACCTCAAAGTGTTCCATGCAGTAACACCATCACCGATCTTGAAACGTCCCGTATCAAGTTCGATCCCTAGTTCACCTTGTGCCAGGGTTGGGTTAGAGTTTGCCCACTCTTGAGCGCCACCACGCCTTAATTGAATTCTATTTGCCATTTTTTACGACAACTCTATAGAGATAATGCTTCCAAGTTATTTATGCTAGTAAAAAGGGGGCATATCGCCCCCCTCATATTATTCTGCAGTTACTTCGTCAACTTCCTCTACATCGGGAGGATTGGACGCAGTTTCTTCTTGCTGCCCATAATATTCCAATGTTTCAATAGCACCCTGAAGTTTAAGTGCTGTTGCTTCATTTTCTTTAATTTTTGCGGCAAGTTGTTGATTTTCTTCAACAATTTTAGAAAAACGCTCACGGAATTGCTTGAGCATTTCTTCTTGCGATACTTTTTCAATCGTCATAATCTTTCTTCTGGTTGCTTTGGACTAACGTTAGTAAAAGCGACTTTATGTCACTCATATCAGATTTTAACTCAGAAACCTCACTTTGTAAAGTCTCAAAGTCTTTTTCTTTTTTCTTGTCGGCATAATATGCCTTCATGAATTTATCATATTCAGATGTACTGGTGCAGTCTATAGCACCAGATATCGTATCTTTAGCCCAACCATCTTTGTTTTCAATTGGCAATTTAGACATTATACAGCAAGAGCGATTGCGCGAAGATCTTTAATGATTGGAGTGAACGCCTGGTTAGGTGAAACAAATACAATTTTGATTTGATATTGAGAGAAATCCAAACCACTTACTTCATATTCATAATCGAAGTATTCTTCAGTATCTGTAGTTCCAGGAATTTGAGCACCCTCTGTTGGGAAAAATTCAAACCCTTGTGCTTCAATGGCATCCGTAGATCCCGTTGGCAACACTCTATATAGAGGTTTAATGAATGTATTTGCAGGACGGTATCCCGCAAAAATTAACTTAATAGCAGAAGATGGATTGGTTAAAGTAGCAACCTTAGTGATATAAGCGGCAGCATGGTCATCTCCAAAAGGAACTTTAGCACTATTAGGATCTGAAGGATTATTAATCCTATTAGAAACTAATGTAGCAGACATCCTATCAGTATCAATTACAGGGGATACATTTGCTTGTTCACTGGTAAGAGTAAGATCAAGTCTCAATGATTTTTCACCACTAAGTTCAGATGACTCATTGATTTCCGAACAAACCAATTGAGGAGTATAGAAATAATTATTCTCATTCAAATTAACGTCAAGGAACTGACCAGTATTACTGAATGAGTTCTGAGACATTGTGACACCATCATTAATTGAAGTACCAGTAATTGTATTAATTTTTGCAGTAACAGATGTTTTGGGCAGAGTTAACTTGGTAATACTAGGAGATAGAAGTTCAAACTGAATATTCTGAGTTGCAATTATCCTATTGCCTCCAGAGATAACACCCAATCTTGCAATAGAATTGACACCCAGATCATAAGTATCCAGGGTTGGTGTTTGGATATTAGTATGAGTTTTATTAATTTCAGTCAGAGGAATACCATCCAAGTTATAACACTGGACAAACGCTCCTTCGGGGAAAGATCTAGCGGTGGTTCCATCAAGTCCTCTTTCATGAATGGTAATAGTCTTACCATTAGAAGAGATAGCACTATAAGACATAATTTCACCCGAACTAGGAAGAGTGAAGTCTGGAACTGCGCCAACTTGTAATGTTTTTATGTAAACATATCCAGGGTTTGATGCACTGATACCACCACCATTAATAATAGTATGGAATGCAGTAGCATCCGCCACATTCAACGTAGTATCAGATGCTGAAATTGATGCTGTAAGAGTGGTTGGAGAAACTTCCGACTTAACATTCTTAATAATTACGTTGTTATCGGTATCATGCATACCATGATTTCCATGATAAACACGAATCTTTCTCTGAGAACTTGTGTAAGTTGGAGAAGATGCAACAAATGCATCACTAACGGCACCAGATTCTACAGCGTCTCCAGCAACAGTAAAGGAACTAACTGTTGCAGTAACAGGTTGATTGCTACCATCCAATGAAGTAGATGCTGTAATCGTCTCTGTAGATGGAGTAAAGTCATCAGAAACAAAACTCAGTGTAAGAGTATTTGTTCCACTGACCCAACTTACAACTTCAGCGGTTGGAGAACTACTGGAATTGCCTGTAATAGTCTCACCAACAGTAAAGTCGCCAGTTGCACTAGTAACAACCATCGTTGCAGTAGTTTTAGAGGAAACGACTCGGTTAGTGATAACACCACCAGTACTAGAACCTGCTGTCCAGTTACCAGAAATATCATTAACAGTAACTAATCTACCTGCATTACTATCTTGAACATCGACAATGGTTCCTTCTGCCAAGGTAGTCTTTTGATACAACCTAGCACCAATGGTGTAAGGTAGTGTTGTAGAATTCATGACAAGTTGAAGTTCTGGTTGGAATGTCTGAATAGCATCAGAACCTAAGTTGATAGCGCCTCTATTACCCTGTCTCAATGCAGAGTTATTCAATGTCAATCTACTATTTTGAGCAATATCAAACTTTGCCCTATTAACGATGAACTTCATATCCTCATACTGGTCAGCAGTCCAAGTGGTTGCGTTCTGAGATTTAAACAGAACACCAGCATAAGGTTGTTCAGAAATTGTTCTATCGCCAGTAATATCAGTTTCACCCATTCTGGAGATCCAGACTTTATATTCATTTGAATCTGAGAAGAGAACAAAGCAATGCTCAACAGATTGTGGAATATAAACAGGTGCTCTAAAAGTAAACTTGGTTGCTACAGCACCAGTTTCAGACAACTGAACATCGTCTGGGTTGACTGTAACATCAGAGAAAGGAAGAATGTTGATGGTTGGATAACCATTCTCCATAGTTCTAATCTGCATTGAGATAGGAATTTTACTATCTTTTGCTTGGAAATAGATATCTACGGAAGTTAAGAATGTACCACCATCTTCATCGATCAGGAAGGATTGAGCGAGAGGGTCCCACCAACCAACCTGCCTTCTCTCAGTTCTAGTAGAGTTAACAGTTCTGTTTTGAGTAACGGTATCCTGAACAATATCAGCATTTCTAACTGCCAATACGTTTTCCTGTAGTGTATTTTCAACACCCTGTGCCGAATATTCTGCTTGAGCGGCAGAATCAACAGTTCCAGGAAGTCTAGAATCATCCTCATTAGTAGTCAATCTAATAGTTCTAGTGCCTGTAGCCCAACGTGGGTTAGTATCAACACCAGGTTCAGGAATAAAGAATGAACCTCTCCACTGTCCAAGACGATCGGTAACAAATCTACGACGTTGAACGACTGCTTTAGCACCAGAAGCACCAACTAAAACTTCACCAACTTGGAAGTTACCGTAGAAATCACCCACTGCTTGAGCAGCAAGTTTATCTGTATCGATGTTAATAAAGTTTGTGGTTGAAGAATATGATGAAGGCATTTCTGTATCATCATATGGATTAAATTTATAGAAACTATTTGCAGGATCTACTTCAAATTTACATCCACTTGTCTCACCAGTTACAATTTCACCAGGTACGAAAGGTGTAGCATTGGTTCTATTATCAACCGCTGGGTCTTTAATAACTTCAATTAATTTAGGAATTAAATACTCATTAATCTTTTGACCATCAAAGAAACCATAGAATTGAGATCTGGGTTTCATTCTGAAGACAGAAACATCAACGTTTCTGCTACGAATCCAAGGAATAACTGTTGTGGAAACAAGTCTATCTCCCAAAGACTGACGATCAATCCTTGGAACAACTCTTGTTCTAATTCCAGATCTTGTTTGGCGTGATGTAACGGTTGTTGTGGTGATGCGATCAACTGCACGACCTCTACCCCAGCTAGAACGACGACCAGAACGGATCGTTCTGCTATTACGACGTGTTACACCACTCCAGGTTGTTCTCCATGAATTCCACTGGATAGGAGCAAAACCGTTTTGATCGGTACGTAGGCGTTGGCGTGTTGCTTGGAAGTCGCCCTCAATGTCAATTGTATTAACAGGTAAACGTTGAGTGTCAATCCAATCATCAGACTGAGGGACCAGATCAATACGACCGATATATGCAAACACGTTAAATGGGTTAACATTTTCAACACGAGATGCATATGGTTGTTCAATAAATACCTCTTCTTCATATGGAAGAGTGATCAAAGGACCAGTTCTTTGAATATTTTGAGATACCGAATCGTTAATTGTGAGAGTAACGTTAGTCGTATAGTGAGAGGGATGACAAGAACCTTCAGTAAAATCTAAAGATGCTGAGTAATCTTCTTCCTGAGTAGCAGACTTAGAATGATCGGTGAAATCATCAACAATAAAACCATTCTTCAAACGACTCTTACCAGAAGCATCGGTAATTTCTGTATTGAATGTATCCGACTCAAGCATGTTGAGAGATGTGTAATATTCAACACGGTCAACACGACCTTCAATATTACCGATGTCGCGCATTGTATATCGCTTATTCTCGGATTTAATAATGAAGATATCTTTTTCAGGATCATATCCATATGGAGAATGATATAAGGTAGCAAGAAGCATACCATCTTGGAGACCATCGGGTTCCGTGGGTTCCTCTTCAGATTTACCTTTTACAATTTGGAATTCACCCTCTGGAGTTAGGAATAATTTATCAATTCTCTTGAGATACCAATCAAAATCACATCTGAAGTTACTGTCAACCTTAGGAACATCAAAAATTGTAGCCGCAGGTGTAGAAGATGTTGGGAACACTCTCGACTTGAAGTCAAATGTAGATGCATTCACATATGCTGGAGATGCTACAGTACCAGTTCCAACATATAAATTTTTGACACCAGGACGGAAATCTAGATAATCGGGAAGATATGCACCACCAAATACAGGAATATCTTCATAGTCCGTGGACAAATATGATTGACCACCAAAATAATCGCCTGTTGCAGAGTGATTATAATAATCCAGAACAACTTTTAATTTTCTAATCGGAGCAGCAACACCCTTTCTTCTAACCAGACTAGAGATTCCATATAGGAAATCAGATTGACCAGAAGACAGTTCATAGCGATCTGTAACTACTTTAGATCCTACAACAACAGAACCTTCAGAGTCATTAATAATTCCATTGATCGCAACATTACTACTATCAGTGCCGCTTACAGTTTCTCCAGAAACAAACTGACCATCAACATAGACGATAGTAAGTTTCAAAGAACTTGAGTTGAAATCAACCACTCGTGCTCTTGCTTTGGAAGTTTTACCTGTAACTATTGTTCCTGTAGCAAAGAAGGTCGGTTCAACTAACGTAATGGAAGGAATTACTGGATCATTATCATTATCTGATTCATACACTGCATGAAGTGTATATGCGTCAGCAAGACCTAATGAAATGTCCTTATCTTCAATCCTGGTTCCATAAATGTTGGAATATGCAAGATTGTATTTTGGTTTATCAATATTATTCAGAGTATTACCAACCTTCATGATAAACATCTTAGAAGGAGATTTAGTCTTTCTCTGAGTTACATTTTTAGAAATAGTTGCAGTAACCTTAACAGAAGTAATATTTGTCAGGTTATCAATCTGAATTGTAGTTCTATCGGCAGAAGTGAACGAAGTGTAACAGAAATTTGCCGAGTTCGTAGTATTGATTGGAAGACGTTTACCAGCAGTGTATGTTGGATTGGTTCCAGCCAGTACAGTAATGGTATAATTAACATCAGAAATTGCTTCAAACTGTTCGTTCTCTGGGAGAGTAATAGAGACAGAGTTTGCGGCAACTGTTTGACCATCAAAAGTTCTTCTGACTGTCATCGACTCGTCAGAAATACTCTTTACATAAGGTTTGGGTAGAGGTTGCAGGAGTGATGCAAGTTCTGCATCATTAAGTTTCGCTCTATAACGAACCAATACGTTGTACGTAGCAGCAGTCGGTGCTGCTGAACCTCCAGGAACAGTAACGTTTACAATTTGCTCATTGAAGTTGAAAATTGTTGCGGTGGATTGAGTAGATAATCCTGTAGGATCAACAAAATCAACATCAACATATTGAGTAGAATTGAAGAAGATTCTGTCGCCAGGTCTAAGATCTGCCGCTAAGTTAGATTGTAAACCTGTGATACTAGCACCAACCGTAGCAACATCAAATGTCAAAGCAGCACCACCGCCGCCGCCAAGTTTAGAGTCAGGAACAGTAAACGTTTCATTGACAACATAATTATGTCCACCAGTTACTACAGTAACGGTAGCAGCACCAGATCCATCAACAACAATCGAGAACGTTGCACCAACTCCTGTTGAAGAAGTATAATCGTTCGCACCAATGGCATATGTGCCAGCAGTTCTAGACCCATCGGCAGCACCAACAGAGTCAACTGTTAGAACATCACCTTGAGTGGTGCTAAGAGAGAATGTTGCACCTTGAAGTGTTTTAGTGTCTTCAAGAACTACATCAGAGGTAAATTCAACTGCTAAAGTAGTTTCATCTCTAGAAAGAATTTGACGAGTGTCGGAGTACTGATAGGTATATGCAGCGTCAATAGTATCCTTATCTCTACCATCAACAGTGACAATTTCACCTGTCTGGAAAGTTCCTTCTACTTGATATAAATTGAGATCGTTTCCATTAGTTACAGTGTCTACAATGTAACCTCTAGCGCCAGAAGACTTACCAACGACAAGAGAACCAGCGGTAATTGTTTGATTAGAAGATAATTGCAGAACAGTGAACATCTGCACGTCAAAGACATACAGTTTGTAAACATCGTCCGCATTACCATAAGAAGAATCGGGATCTGAAAGGTATTCCATGGATGCACAACGTGCATATCCAATAATATTACCGATTGCATCACCAGGGTTTGAGGTAAAGTTATCACGAAGTTCTAAAGTTTGATATGCATTACTGATTGTAGATCCAGATGCATTAGGGAATCCATGAACATTAACAACTTTAGTGTAGTTGCCCAATTCAAATGGAATAATTGTATTTTGTGCAGAGTCGGTATCTCTGGGTTTATCTAAATCAACGTATGAAGGAGCAAGGGTTTTTGTTCTATAACCGCGAACATACGCCGTTCCAGGACCAAACTCAACCGAATACAGTGCTTTACCAGGAACTGCACCACCAGAAGTGAGATCACTTGCCTGATAAACTCCATTGTTAAATCCATCATCTAAACTTTCACGAATTCTAATCTGGAAATCTTTTACTACATAATCACCAGATTCTTCAAATGTGCGAAGTGCAATGGTCTTTTCAAGTTCTTCATATGCACTACGTTCAACAAGTTTTTCAACTTTGTTTCCATTGATACGGAGAAGTTCAATAAAATCTTTATCAGCATCATCATCAAGTAACTTCTTAATTAGTTTTGTGGTGATTCTAAATCTATGAGCACCAGGAGCAGCATAGTTAGATGTTCCAGCAGCGTTATCGTTAAGGGTAAGGTCGTCTTCTGGTGTAACAATAGACTCAAGAATTTCGAGTCCAATTCTGTACTTTGGATTGGTTCCATATTGATCCAGGAGGATATACTGATATGCAACGTCTACAAAGAAACCACGAATAAAATAAACACCCTCTTGAACATAAGCAACAGAACCCGTTTGAATTGCAGCAGTAGGAAGTAACTGAGCAAAGGGTGAACCAACCTCAATCAGGGTTGTGCCGAAAGTGATTTCAGTGTCAGTAATTAACTGTTCATTATTGGTGAAGGTCGTCTGATTTTGATTATCACCACCAGACTCAATATATTTGAGATATAATGTAATATATCCTTTCTCAGAAGAGGTCTCAGAAATTGAGAAAAGAACTTTTGCTTTAACACCAGATGTCAATCCAGTAATGATCTTTCCATGTAACTGTTCTCGATACAGTTCAACGTCTGCGCCAAGGAAAGATTCTTGAAGCATGATTGCGTCGGTTTCCAAGTCATAACCAACTTGACCTGGGATAACCATCGCACCGTCTTTGAACAAGTGAGAACCAACGTTCTCGACCTGATTCTGCATGATGCTTTGCATCGACGTGAGTTCTCTCGCCTGAATAGGGAATCCAGGGCGGAAAAGCACTCGATAAAAATTCTTATCCTTATCGAAGTCGTCGTAATAAGGTGTGACGTTTAAGTTGGTATTTTGTGCCATTAGAACTCGATTACGATTTTGATGTCTTCTACCTGGTCGTTCGCACGACTGATTGATCTTCTATTATCTATATAAACAACGTCACCGCTATTTGACTTAACTTCGGGTTTTGCATAACCACTATTAAATTTCATACCCAAGTCATACTCGGTGTTGTTAATAGTTCTAGAAGCAGTATTAGGAACAGCGGGAAAGTTAACATCTGGTTGACCAGCAGCACCAGAAGTTACACCATTAATAACAGTAGAACCATCGAACTCATTTTGAGTACCAGTAACTTCTGGGAAGATACCGTCTACAGAGTTTTGATAGTATTTCAATACTTTTGTCGTTGCATTCCAAGAAATTACACGAGCACGAGCAGTGATGTTTGTTCCTCCAACAACTCTCGTTTGTGTAATAATTTCATCGGGAACATAATTACCTTGGAATGTGGGAGAGAAGATAACTGCCTTTGTAGCAGATACCGTCAAGTCTGAAATAAGTTCAGACGTTCCAAATTTAAATGGATTGGTGATGAGACCAATACGACGATAGTCGTTATCGATCGGGAAGTCACCTGCACCCTCATCATAAGAGAGTTTAGCGTTGATCATGACGCGAAATGCACCAAGTTCAACAACAGGATCAAATCCATGACCACCTGGGGGAGGAATAATAACGTCTACTTGACCACCAGTTCCTGTGCCAATACCAGTAATACCATCAACACTGATTTTACCGAATGTATATCCAGTACCACCAGAAGTAACGGTTGCTGAAATAATTTTACCACCGTCAACAACAACAGAAACACGACCACCAGTGCCATCACCGTTAATAGCAACGTTATCATAGGTGCCGTTATTATAACCAGATCCAGCAGCGTTAATAACTACTGTGTCAATTTCACCAGCGACTGCGTTTGTTTGAACTGCCGCGTTTGTGAAAACTGGCATGTAATCGTTGGAGAAAAACTTAAGGACGGAAGCGACAGGGATGGTATACATGTATTTCCAACGATATCCATCACCAGTAGTGATGATGCTAGTGGAAGTGCCAGTAGGCTCAACTGTAGAAGGTTTACCATTAGGATCGGAAGGAGAAGTGCCGTTATAAATGACTTTATATACTTGATATTGAGAATTCACAACATAAAAGTCGGAATCATATAACTTTGTAGCACCAGAAGATGCGGTCTTAGTAGGAGAATAATCATGACGATACATGTCATAAGTAAATCCCAGACCACCTGTAGTCTGTTCAGGAGATACCCAATCAATACGACGGACAACCTGAACAGTATCAGAAGCGAGTACTCGCTTCATAGAAATCATATCATCATAGGCATTTGCAAACTCTTGAAATGAATCCACCGCCTGTGGAGGCGAGTTTTCATTGTCCCAACTTTGTGGTCTACCAATAAACAGGTAGAGTCTATCTCTAGAAGTTCCTGCCGCATCATCACTTTGTGTTGCGTCTGGACCTTCCAGGGATTTAATGAATTTTTTCGCAGAAAAAATCCTAAATTGATCAGTTAGTAGAGCTGCCATTTCCTAAGGGTTTTGTTTCCTCTTGTTTATTTATGATGGTTACGAGCGGAGAATTGTTTGATACTCAATACGTTTGATTCTATATCGAGCACCACCATTGCCAATCAAGTCTTCTCCACCAATGATTGCCTGTGCCGCAGCACCAGATCCAGTAGTATCACCGACTGCATTTGTAAATGTAATGGTTGGGTGTAAGTTGTAAGTTCCGTCAACATTCTGGAAAATACCATAACCACCATTATTTACTGAAATTGATTCTATCTGGTCACCTGCTGTTGTCATGTTAACTGTAGCGGTTGCCTGCACATCACCAATATTTTCAATTGTTACAGTGGGTGCAGCAGTGTAATTAGTTCCAGAATTTTGAACTACAAAATCAACTACAGTTCCCTTTGATGAGAACTCATAAAGAAATCCTCCAATACCAACATTAATATTACCAGTATCATAAGGAATAACATTATTTACAACCAACTTAGAAGTTGCAGGATCCCAAGAAACTACTGTTGCACGAACATTAGAAGTAGATCCAGTTACAACATCATTCACACTGTAATTTTGCCCATTACCCTCATTAGCATCTAAGAAAATTTCCAAGTTTGCATTATGTTCTACACCATCTGCCAGAGCACCCGCTGCAGTAACAGTTGCAAATTTAGTTGGTATAGCAGCGTCTTTGATACTATCTCCAACTTGGAATAATGTTGTGTTTTGTCCTCCCTGCGTCTCTTCAATACCGTAAAGAGAATTGTAGATACCACCATCAAGATTAATTTGATTTTCATAAGCAGTTCCCGTATTTACCAGATCGGCAATACCGTCACCAGCACCATCATTTTCATCATTATCTTCAAATGATCTATTTTGAATAGTGCCAAGAGGAACTGTTAAAGTTGGGATAGACTCGCCATTATCTACGACAAGAACATGCGGTTCAAATCCAGAGGGAGCACTAGCAGCAGTACCTGCATCAAATTGAACAATCGCATCTAATGTAGAGGGAATACCACCATCAATAAATGCTAATTCATCAACTTCAAATGTAACTAAAAGTTCTCTAGTCGCAGGGTTCCAATCGTATACTTTTGCGATTTTATTATTCGCATTCTCAACTCTACGAATAACTCTATCCCCAACATTGAATTCATATGTTGAATTTCCTTGCTGATCGTTCTGAGTATCATCGAGAATGACTCTCTGGTCATAATTAAAGTTTACACCTCTGGTAAGACCTGTAAATCTACCTGCACCTTTACCAGTATATGAAATTGTTTCGGTATTCAAAATTAACGAACCAGATCCAGGGAATCCATCCGTAGAATCAACGTATACCGTAGTATCAGACGCATTCAAACTCTTAACAAGACCTGTAAGATAAATTTGCTCAGAGTTATTTGCTTGACGAGCGTTAGTCTTTCTCTTAAGATTGACAAGTTTTGTGAAAATAACATTGGGTGGATTTACATAACCACTACCAGCATCAATAACATTAATTGCAGTAACTTGACCCTGATCAATTACTGCTTCTGCTTTCGCACCAATACCACCACCACCAGTAATCAGAACAAATGGAGGTTCTTGATAAAATTCTCCAGGATCTGCAACTGCAATAGAAGTTACCTTTCCTAAGGTATCAATTTCTGCAGCACCTTGAGCGCCAGTGCCACCGCCACCACCTTCAAAAATCAAAGTGGGTGGAGTTGCATAACTTCTACCAGGATTTAAGAGAGAAAGACCTGTAATTGTCTGAACAACAGGACTTACAGTAGCACCCGATCCTTCACCACCAAGAATTTTTGCTTTAGCAGGACCAAAGAAATTATCACCCTTTTTCGTCATTTTAATGTAACTAACTGATCCAGTATCAGTTAGAACAACATCACCTTCAGCAATTGTTGGAAAAACATCGGGTTGTTGTGGTACTACGTCATTTTCAAATAAGGGCACACTATAATATTTCGGACCAATGGCATATGGATATACAGGATTGCCACTACTATCTTCAATTAAAAAATATGCATAAGTTCCATTTGGATACTCTGGAGTAACCGCAAATCTACCATTGAACTCATCTAATGTTCCCAGTCCTTCTTGATAGATATAATCCTCTACTAAATCTCCAAGAATATATCCAGTTTGAACACTTCGGATACCATAATCACTATCTGCATAAGAAAATGCATACAAGGTAGAGGGTGCATCTACAGGGGGAGTAAATCGAATCTCTCTAGTAGTCGCACTATTAAACTGCGAAATATATTGAGAGTATGTTACTTGAGAACCATCAATATGATATGTTGTGTGATGAACAGCAGAATACAGATAACTAGTATCTCCAATATCAGTTGGATCACCAGTTGAATGCCATCCATTCTCAGTTTGGGAGAATAATAAAAACGATCCATCATTAGTGGAATCATCTTGATTAAAGATATAAGTTGATCCCCTATCAAGATCTAAAAATGCTGGTCTACTTCCATTAAATTGGAATTTCCCATTGGAAACCGTTACTGTATATGTGACGTTTGATGCAGTAACAACTTCGGGTCTAGCACCTTGAATTTCATTGGTAGTTCTTAATCTATAAGATGAAGTTTCTCTAGCAAGAGTGCCATCAATAATTCCCCAAGGACCATAAATGGGATATCCATCAAATGACATACCCAAGACCTTAGAGTGACCACTTGGGTGTCTAGACAGATCTATTGTGTTTGGATCGTTAGTATCTGACTGATAGAAAGATTGGAAATAATAATTATTTGGAAGTTCCTCATTTTCTATGACTGGTGATAATGTCATATAACCTTCATCACCATCATAACCAGACATGTTTGGATGGTTTTTACAATAGTAATAAATCCTAGAAGTTTCATCAGGATTCATTATGAAAATGGGTCGATACTCATTTTCATAATCTGCTGCAGGTGCCTGAGTTACTCCTGTGCTGTTGTAATATAGAGTTCCTGGCGTAGAGTTATGAGTGCCGTCTGGAGTAGTACTAAACTGCATAGGATGACCCAACATGTCACCCGATGGTTGATTAGATGGATCGGATTGATCCCAAATAATCACATAATTCCTTTGAACTTGAATATTTTCTGGTGAAAAATAGAATTGACCTGGGGTAAAAGGTCCAAACTCATTAGCATCTGGACCAAATTCGATATAAAAGACACCTAAAGTAAGAGCGATAGGTTCTTCTGCGATTCTAAATTGGAATCCGTTTGCACCAAGAACTAAATCATTTTCAGCAAAAGATCCTCCAGAAATTTCACGAAGATAAACTTTAGTGATTTCATTCTGAGCATTTCTTATAATTTTCGCAACCCTACCTTTAGCAGTGCCACCAACTTCATCTACTATTCTACCAACTTCAACTTGACCTAATGTTTCATCAAGTTGTTCTACTTCAAGAAGAATGTTATCGAATTCAGTCTTCGTTCTCCAAGTAAATACCTTGAATCTACCCCAATCAAAAACACCATTCCTTAAAGCAAATTCATTGATTAATTTACTACTTTGATAATAATAAACATTATTATCAGTAATCGCACCGTAAATATTACTCTGTTTTAGATAATCATATTTTACACTATCGATACTAAATCCTACGGGAGAATTTCCAGTAGTCCCCCAATCGGGAGTATGCAAAAGACCGCCATTAGCCATAATGGCAGTGCTTTTATCTTTTTGAAATAATCTATCGTTTGGATTAGGGACATCCTTTCCGCCACGAAAAACAAATACCTGATCAAAAGTTCTATCTACAATAGTTCCTGATCCACCAGGTTGTCTTTCACTCTGAATATATTGACTAGGTTTTGGATGGTTATCTGATTGTATTCTAAGCCTATCAGTAACTACATTCTGATTATTTAATTGGAAAACACCAGAAGTAGGAGAATTTGGATGACTTTGCCAAATTCTATTGAAATCAAAAGAACTTACAACATTAGGAGTTTCTTGTTCAGGAAGAATTGATAAACGTAGAGGATCATATCCCTTTCCTCTTTCCAAAACTCTGACATGAATAATTCTACCAGAATCCGAATCAATAATTGGATACAAAAGTGCATCTTGAACGGGAGTTCCACACCCGTCAATAGTTAATCTTGGAGGATCCGAGGGATCATACCCACTACCACCATCTTTAACTTCAACCGCACGGACACCAAAAAATTCATCAAAGATCGGTTTGATGACTGCACCAGATCCAGGAACTGTTCTTGCCATTTATCCTCAGCTTACAACGTTAATTTGACCCTGCATCGCAGCATGGATTGTACACTGATAATACAGTGTTCCAGGAGCATCCATTGGGACAGTCCAATATAATACAGAAGATCCACTACCAGATTGCCCCGTAGTATACGGAGTGCCCGATAAACCTTGAGTGCTCTGAATCCTAAAGGGATGAGCACCACCAGAAACAGAATTATCAAATGCGTATGTAAACCCTCTATGAACATAGATTGTAGGATCGTTTACAGATCCAGTAAAACCAGGTCCAGAGAAAGTATAATCTGAAGATCCGTTTGCTGTGAGTTCCCACCATGTAATTGGACTTCTAGTAACAGTCCAAGAACTACCATTCCAGAATAAAGAATCACCCTGAACAATACCGCCAACATTAGTATCGGTAAGTGCAGCGAAAGTGGTTGTGAGAGAACCGTTAAAATTGATCGTTAAAGTATCGCCAGTAATCGTAGTAGCAATATTTGTCCCGCCCGCAATAGTTAAAGTATCTGTTGCGGAATCTGCAGTAGTATTCCCTGTATCTGCCGCAATGGTAGCGAACAAATTCTGAGATCCTGCACCAGCAGCATCATCTCCAGGTAACCATTTACTCTGAGATGCATTCCATTTTAATACTTGTGTATCAGTAGGAGGTGTTGTTGTAGTATCTACATCTACAAGATCATCAACACTAGAATATTGAGTTAATAGTGCTGCTCTAGTATCGCCTACACCACCAGTAGTAATATTAATATTTACATATGGATTATCATCACCATCTACAGTGAAAAAATATCCAGGATATGTTGCTGCAGCTGGTGCAGCACCAACTGAAGCATATTCATTCTTATATGAAATTTTTGTCGGAAAATCAACTGTTCCAGTTGCACCATCAAAAGTCGATGTTACCGATCCTGCAGCGAGAGTAATATCACCCGTGCCATTAGAAGCAAGAGCAATGTTTCCATTAGAGCTGGAAATAATAGAATTACCATTAACATCTAGTGCTGAGGTAAGAGTGGTAAAATCTGAAGGTAAAAACGTAGTTCCGTTGTACCTCAGGACTTGACCCGTTGCAGGGTTAGTCACACTAAGACCTAAAGTAGATCCATTGCCTATGGCATTATAGATCTCATTAAAGTTATCATTGATCTTGTCACCGCCGACTCGTAAAGTATCACCTGTATTATCATTAGCGGCGGTCCCAAGACCTAGTGTTTGTTTAGCCATTACTCGCTACGATTTTTAGTTATTTATGGGGTTTCTGGGTCAACTAACTCTTCGCCATATTGACTCAGGTCTGGTGCAGTCCAATCATCAGGAACTGATGTTTCAACTACAACCTCTGGATTTTGATATCCTGTTCCAGTTGCACTAACTTCAACAGCACCAACACCAACCAGGGCGCGGATATTACCATCAAAACCAGAGATAGAGTCGATTCTAACTGTAGGTCTAGAAGTATATCCAGAACCACCAGAGGTAATCTGAACTTTATCAATAGTACCAGAAGTAAGAAGTGCGGTTCCTCGTGCATTTTGTCCAAAGACAGAACCAAGATAATCGAAGGTAATCAGAGAGTTAGAAGATTCAATAACAGCAACTTCACGATCTTCAGTTTCACCCTGAATGTCAATAAAGTCACCCGCTTCAACAGGAGGAACAACTTCTGCTGCGTCAACGTCAGCTTCAGAACCAACGTAAGAGAATGCAACGAAGGTGGATCCAAATCTAGGAATCTCAGAGAAGATAATTCTAGAACCAACGATTTCAAAACCAACACCAGGTTCTTGAAGAACACCATTGAGAGAAACAATGATATTATTTTCTGGTCTAATTGTTGTGGATTGAACGCCTTCTGTAAGTGTTAATGAATAGAAAACATCATCACGCTTAAGGTTGAAGGATTGGCGTAAAGAGTCAAACTCGAACGAAATATCATCCAATTGTCTCAGTTTACCAACATAGAATCCTGTAAAGGATGCTCCCAGGTCAGGTGCTTCAGTGAATTGAATCTCGTCAGAGAATGCTGTATAAGCAAAAGTAGCACCAGGAGGTTGCAGAACACCGTTGATAAAGATCAACATATGACCCGCAGGATCTGGGAAGTATGGAGTTCCGTTTTCGATCGTAAGTTTGAAGTTGGTTTGTGTACCATCAAATCCACGGAAGTAACGCTTAACACGCCCCTTCAGATTTACAAGAGTCTTGATAGCACTCTTGTAAGAATCAGGACCTACGATACCGTCTCTAGAACTAAATGTTCCTCTGACATCAGAAATATACAGACGCTTATCAATACCGATAGTGCGAATATCTCTGATAATACCACTAGCAGCACCAGCAACATCAATCTTAGTGGAGACTTGCGCGTATCCAATTGGATTGAATGGATCATTCAGAGGACCATAAGATCCTACAAAATCACCGATGCCAAATGAATTGGTGCCAACCATAATGGCATAGATGAGGTTATTATCTAAGTCAACTTCAGTAATATATCCAAAGAAGTTAGCATCTTGGAAGTTGGAATTTACTTTGTGTAATTTATCACCAACAGTAAACTGATTAAGTCCACTTTGGACCGAGATACCCAGTCTAACATGACCAGCAGAGTTGACTCTATCACCGACTGCAACATCGAGACCATCATACTTAACAACATCAAAATACAATTCAGAGTTGTCTGGGAAGAGTGTTGCGGTCTTCTCAAATGTTCCTACAAGAGTTTCAGTATCGACTGTAAGTGAACCACCACTATTATCAAGGATAGCAGCACTGGCTGTGAGATAACCTGTAGGAGACGCAGTATTGCCAGACGTATATCCCTTAAAGATAATATCATTAGTAAATGAACCTTTAACTTTATTGATCTGAATTCTATCCTCAATTGCACTAATTTGAGCACTGGTAGATTGAGTAGCACCAATAATAGTATCTGTGATCGCCCATGTTCCTGCGGTCACACGAACATCAAGATATTTAAAGTTTTCGTCTTCAGTAAATCCATAGACAACACCTGTAATTGCCGCATCACCTTGTTTCTGCACAGATTCTCCCATAGTGAAAGGACCATCAGTGATAGTTCCATCAATTCGGAATCTCTTATAAATCTGAACAATGGTGCCTTCATTGACACTAAGCGATTCAATTTCACCATAATTATCACTAGAAGTGCCATAGAGATAATCGGTATTATTAACACCACCTGCGATACCAACAGGAATAATCCTAGATCCATCTTCATAAACCTTAGATGGTACTGTAATACCATTGATGGTTGTCAAATTAGTGTAGAAAGAATCCTGTTGCAATTGACCACGAATGATATCAAAGTTATTTCTAACTAAACGATCAATTGACTCTACGGTATAATCACTAGAGACGGTGCTGTCGTAGAAGGAGAAGAATCCAGCATTTGTGGAAGGTGATGTAAGAGTTCCAGACAATGCAGAAGTAATGAATACTTCAAGTTCATCAAGAATGAAATTCTTGATATTAAATTCTGCATCAGAATAGAAAATCTGACCAGACTGAGCAGTGTAAGGATCAAGAGCACCTTTATTGAGTTTATATCCCCAAGCAAAGGGTCCAAAATCTTGATTAGTGCCTTGATAGAATCCAGCACCATTAATAAAGATCTTCTTCTCAATTTCACCAAATCCAAATCCGAACGTCAAGGTCAAGTATGCACGATACCATCCATTACCGTAAGGAATAACTCCATAAGCATCTACAGTAATACCACCTTGAGGTTGGAAGATGGTGCCATAAGTGCCATCGGATAAATCAATATCAAAATACGCTTGCTGTCTTGTCGCTAAAGCATTATCGAGAGAAACTTCAAGTCTTACATTATCACCATAACTAGAACCATCATCTTTTAAGAAGACAGAATAAGTATAAGTCTGAGTTTCTGCAGTACCTATGTTACCAGTATCAAATGTTTCTGTTCCAGAGTCGAACTTAACGTTTCCAGAGTCAAATGTCTCAAAAGCAGAGATATTATACGCTTTTGAAATCCAATGCTGTCCAATATAAAGATTAGGTTGCAATTGATCAGCAGTTTGTGTTCCATCAGGAGCAGATCCACTAGTTCCTGTTGCAGATGCCGCGAGATTATCATTAACATCAACACCCTGTCTAACAAATCCAGCTGCAGAGAAGTTTTCTGGATAAGGGAACAAATTAGTAGTTGAAACCTGACCTTGAACATTTGAAGTAATGTTTCTAGCAGATTCGAGCACCTCAACGTTACCTGGTTCAGTATACCAAGTGAATCCAGTGCTAACACCACTAGAAGCGATTGTTCCTGTTCCCGCAGTTAAACCAGAAACAGTATTACCATCAGCAAAAGCAGAACCAGTTACAGGACCAATATAAAGTTCAAGATTTTCTTCATCCCACTCTAAAATAGTTGCAGTTCCACCACTACTAGAAATTGCAGTTTCACCGACAATATAAGATCCACCACTGAATCCAGTAAGAGTAATTTTTTGTGCCGTTGTCTTCTTCTTAACATCAGTTGTAATCGAGTCATGAACAATATTGTTGATCATTTCATCAACAAAACTGTTGTATACATAAGCACCTGAACCAAATTGAGAATTAACAACATTTGTCAATTCTTCTTTATAATAATTCAAGTTATAAAGAATATTCTTAGATGCACTTCTAGCAACTTTATCACCAGGTGCGAGAATATCTACTGCAATTTCTACAAGTTCACGCATTCTCCAAACAACTTGATTAATATCTGTAGTAGATTCGGAATCGCGATATGCTTCTTCGTTTGTGTATTGTGCAGCGTACTGATTTCCAGTTACAGAGTTACCTTGAGTATACAATTCATTTCTGATTGCTCGCTCAGCAAGAATCTTAATTTTCTCAACAGAGAACACTGTTGCGAGAAGTTCATCTTCAACATGATTTAATGTGCCATCAGAAGTTAGATAAGTTTCAATTGCTGCAATTGTGCTATTATTACCGCCAGTTTGAAGGTCGGAAATAATACCCAACATAATTAGTTTCAAATCTCTTTGACACTTAGTTTCCCCTGCAGTTCCACCAGGATAAGAGAAGGCACTATAAGGAGTTCCGTTCAAATCATAGGTAAACTCATTGGTAGTCATACCAGTGATTTCTTCAGCGATATACTGACGGTTGAAATACAATCTATCGCCACCAACATTAAAGTCCTCTCCAGTAGGAGCAATAATATCATTGATTGTTGTAACCAAGGTATCAATTGCAGACTTGACATTGGCGCATCCGCCAGCATCATTAGTAATACCCCAATCACCAACAATAAGATTATCTGTGTTTGTATCATCGAGATCACCAGTAATCGCTTGCTTAGCATAGTATGCTAAACGTTCATGAGCGTATACAGACTGCCAAACTTGTAAGCGAATATGCAGAAGTTCTCCGCTTCCACCAATGTAGAATTTCGCTGCTTGAACAGTATCTTCATTACCACCACGCTCAATATCATTAGCGATTGCATCCAAGATGAGACCCAAATCAGTCTTACAACGTAAAGTACCATCTGTGCTGCCACCATTTTGGTTTCTAGGCATATCCTGAGCAAGAGAGGGATATCTAGAAAGCATATCAGCAGCCGCTTTATCTACGATAGCGCCACGATTAACTCTAATCAGACCAGAAGCGTCTCTGAATCTATATTGTGCATCTTCATCAATTTGATTGGTATAAATTTCATCATCACCAGCACTATGATAATCCACGGTGAATGGAGTCTCACTAAATGCATCTACTGTTCCACCAAGTGACTCAACTGCAGGAGAAACTTTAGTGACACTTGCCAGGTGATCAACAGGAGTGGATGCATTTGCATTAGTTAAAGTATCGGTAAGAATATCAAGAAGGTTTTGAGCAGTAGACCAAACATCAGCACAATCTGAAAGACTGTAATCAAGAACAACAACTGCATTAGACAGAGCAGAAACATATGTGTGAGCATATTGTTGATTTACAGGAGATGCACCAACATTTACTGTGATTGTAGTCTGGGAAACTGCAGTAATTGGCAGAACTGCATTATTTGCTGGGTCGGTGGAGCGAGGATATGCAATCTGACGCTCATTACCATCATCATCACAAGTGAATGTAATACCACCAGTCAACAATCTAACTCTATTAGCAGTAGTAAGAGAGTGTGATCCAATTGTAATTACCAAATCACCCGTAGCAGCATCATAAGTAGCACCCGTAGGTGTAAATTGGTTCAATACACCAGTAGTAGAATCGGTGATAGTTGCATCAGTGAATTGCGTCAATCCATGAGAACCTTGAACTGTCCAAAGAACATTGTTAATGACATATTGAATCATATCATTAACTTTTTCGTAAGCGAATAATGTTTCTCTAATTTCGCCTTCAATATAAGACAAGGCAACAGGATTCTGAGTTCTATCAACATAGAATGCAGCAGCATCCCACATATGATTATTAGAACCATTTCTCAAGTCTTGTACTAATGCGTTCAGAATGTCGCGAATATCATCCTCACAATTAACTCTTTGATCGGCAATGACACTGTTATCAACTGCAGAGACAAATGTGTGGACATACGCACCACCAGTAATAACAGCATCAGTCTCAGCACTAACGAATGTATGTGCATATTGATCATTTGCGCCAGAGACACCAACATTAACAGTTACTGTTCCAGTTTGTTTAATCAGAGCACCAGAAGTCGCAGAAACAAAGGTATGAGTAGACGTATCACTAGAGACACCTACGTTAAGAGTAATAGTATTAGTGGTAACACTTTGAATCTCAACCCATTCGCCCCTAATAGGATCAGTTTGTCTAGGATATGTGTGATTTGTAGCGTTACTATCATAAGCACATGTAAAGGTTAAAGAATTATCAGCAATCTGAATTCTATTACCAGCAGACAATCCATGACCGTTTGAAGTAATTACCAATTCACCTGTTGTGGGGTTATAAGTTGCTCCCGTGATATCGGCGGTTGTAGTACCAACAGCAGTTACTGCAATTGTAGTATTATATGATGGGTCTGTGGAACGGGGATATGTGTGTTGGGACTGATTACTGTCTTGATCACAAGTGAATGTAAATCCACCTGTCTTAAGTTTTAATTTGGTTCCCGTATTAATGGTGTGGTTTGCAATTGTCATTACAAAATCACCAGTTGCAGGATCGTATGTTGCGTTACTGGGTTGGAAATAAACGAAAGGTGAAGTGCCAACATTAACTGTCAGATTATTTGCACTTGCCGAAACAACTGGTAATGCAACTTGCTTAGAAGCAGGATCTGTAACACGAGGATATGTAACTTGAGTCTGATCATTATCACTAGAACATGTAAATGTCAGAGCATTATCATTAATCTTGATTCTGTCCTTTTGAATCGTAATACAATTGGTTACTGCAGAAACAAACGTATGTGTATACTGTTGTCCTGAAGGAGAAGCACCAACATTAACTTCAAAAGTATTTGTAGTTACATTAGATACGGTCAACCATGCACCTGCTGCAGGATCAGTTGCGCGAGGATAATCATGGTTACTAGCGTTAGAGTCCTGAGTGCAAGTAAATCTGATACCACCAACCTTAATATTGATCTTCTGCCCATTAGTAACAGAATGACCATAAGCGGTGATAACTAATGCTCCAGTTGCAGCATTATAAGTTGCACTATTAGGAGTTACATTACCACCATTTGTCAACAGATTACCACTAACTGTCATGGACAGTAAACCAGTTGTTGCATCGTAAGTGGCACCCGTTGGGGTATATCTTGTACCAGGAACAACCAGTTCTGGATATCTGGTTCTCATCTGATCAACAACTTCTTTCTTGATAAAGTCGGAGTTAGCGACGATCAAATTAGCAGCATCATAGTATCTCTGAGAATTACCAGTAAATCCAGTAACTACAGCAGAACCGTTTGCATTTGTCGTTCTGAGAATAGCATCATTATTAAAATCTTCACCATTTGTGAATCCTTCTGCACCAGACCAATCTTCAGTATAGGTTTGACCATAAGATCCATCAAAGTGAATCAGAAGTCTTGTATTAGTATCACCTTGAACGATTCCAGTAGGAGCAACGAAGGTTGCAGTATAACGAGCATTGTTAGAGAATCTAAAGTCATCAATGTAACCAGCAAGAACTTCAGAACCAGCATAGTTAGCACCAATTCTGATTGGTTTTGCACCATAGTTACTAGAATCGGTTCCAGTTCCTACTTCTGCACCATTAATAAAGATCTTAGCAGTGGTTCCTGTTCTAGAAACTGCAATGTGAGACCATACATCGTTACTCAAAGTTGTTAAACCAGAGGTTACTAGATCGCTACCATTACTGTTCCAACGAACTTGTCCCGCTTCAAGATAAAGGCGACCAGCAACTTCAGTTGCACCAGCAGCACGCATATCTACCAGAGTTTTAGTTCCTGAGAGTGATGTGGTGAAGGGTTTGACCCAGAACTCAATTGTATAGTTACCAGTAGCAACGCCAAATTCTGCACTAGATGGAATACTTACATATTCATCAATAGGAACTGCACCAACGTTTACCGTAATTGTTGTGGAAGTTGTAGCACTGATAGCAAGTGCCGAACCAGACGCAGTGTCGGTAGAACGTGGATATGCTTTATTGGTTGTATTGTTATCCTGAGCACAGGTAAATACAACCCCATCGTCTGCGATTGTTACGGTATTTGATGTGGTAAGACTGTGAGTTCCAATTTCAAGAACTAAAAGTCCTGTCGCAGGATCATAAGTGGTTCCTGTAGCAGCGGTAAATTGACCACTAGCACCATTACCAGCAGTAATCGCATCTGTAACACCACTCACAAAAGTATGGGGAGCAACACCAGGAGACAATGCTAGGCAACCAGTACCATACTTTTGATTGTAAGTATTGATCGTTGCATTTGTAAATGTTATTGCATGATAATCCTGACCATTAGATTGTGTTCTACCAATCTTACCAAGATAAATGGTGCCTTTTGCTTGATTGTATCCAATAACTTCTGCCTTAGTATCTCTGGTTCTAATTACTTGACCAGCAGCAAAGAATCCTTCACCAATTCTATTTTTGAATGCAAGTTTTCTAATACGGGCAGGTTCGCTAATACCAAAGTCTCCAGAGTTATTACCATAAGAGATTTTATAGTTACGGATGACTTCACCATCAGTTAATGCACCAGAAGCATTATCATAAGGAATAATATTTGTGCTGACAATCTCATTTGATGGGAATTGTGAATCAATTGCAGTGCTATTGTCGGCAAAATCAACCAAATTAATTTGCGATTCTGAAATATTATCCAATACGATATTTGGATAAGTTTGAGCAGCAATTCGGTTAAACAGAAGACCCGAGAAACTAGAACCATCAGAAATGTTAACTTGTCCGATAGCAGCATTAGTAGCAGGATCCGTATATACAGCAGTTGCTGTAACACGAGCAACTACACGAGACTGAGCGCCAATAATAATATCATTTAATTGAATATCATAAAGACCTGGGGTAGATTGATAAGTACCAGCAGTCTTACTGAGTGTTAATGCATTAGTTACATTAATCTCTGTTCCATATACAGGGAGATCTTCTAAATGGGAAACTGCGGTAGTTCCTTGAGTTCCTCTCGTAACTGTCAGTTGTGTGTAATCATTGTTTTCAACAATATTAGTTACCAAAACAATTTCAGATCCAAACTGATAGCTCTTACCAGCAATAAATGTTCCAGTGGGAGGTGCAGTTTCAGCATTTTGACTACCACTTGCAATAATTTCAACAGATGTGGTAGAAGGACCGATACTGTAACGAAGTTGTCCAAGAGGTGTTTCTTGTCCTCTATCAAGGTTAATTTGTTCAACCTTTGCAGTATCATTATCAAAGTTTTTCACCTGCTCACCAAAGACAAACAGACCAAGATTGGTGATAGGAGTAATTGTTCCAAGGTTAGCGTTAAAACCTGTCGCACTAACGTTAACTAATTCATTAGCAATAAAGGTTCCTTCCGTAACAAAACCTTCAATAGTATCACCAATGACATTTGTCACTGTCAGACGAGCACCCGATTGACTACCAACCATGGTGTTACCAACATTGGGGAAAATACCACTTTGATTAGTAAATGTATATGTGTCAATATCAATTTGTTCAATTTGAATGTTGACATACTTGACACTTGCAGGAGGTGCAGGAGGTTCTGCAAATACAATAGAGTCACCTTGAATTTCAAATGCCACACCAGGTGTTTGTACGACACCGTTGAGAATAATCATCAACTGGTTTGCATTAGCAACAATATTATCACCATCAACAGTTAAGGGGAAAGAAATTCTTACACCGTCAAAGAGGTTGGAAATATCATCCAGTCTTTGAACAACAGATGTCAGAATGTTTTCCGATGAAGTCAGTCTCTTTTGACGGAAAAGAACCTCAGTATTATTAAACTCAGAATAAATGGGTTCAACTAGAGAGAAACTTTGAATATTGGGAACAATTGCTTCTCTAGCAAGTTCAACTGACTTAGTTAATTCAAAATCAGTTTCTTTATTAGGAATAGAACCATATTCATTAAGATTCAGTTCACCAAAGACCTTAAAGGACGCTGGGTGAACATTCTTGATAAGGATTTCTTTCCACTCATCAATAGATACCGCAGACTTAACCGCATAAGAGAAGTCTTGATAATAATAGGAATCTTGAATCTTTTGAATAATTTCAGAGGGTTTACCAACGTCATCGATAAACTGACCTGTAGTTCTCGTGATAGATCCAATCTCAAGAACACCCTTAGCAATATTCAAATCACTAATGACACCAGAAGATTTGGAAATAACACCTGTGATTCTTTGACCTTCAATAAAGTCTCCAGTGTAATCAACAATCTTAAGGACTCTAGGTCCAACTTGCCAACCATTATTTGTAGAAACAAATCCTTGTGCAGTTGCAGTTTCAAAACTATCGCCCTGATATACAAGTTCACCTTCAAGGAAGGTAGAGGTAATAACGTTAGCAGTTGCTGCACCACCGAAAGATTCAGTCAATACTTGCTGACGACCAGTACCTGCATTAGAGAACGTAATAGCATCACCTAAAGCAGCGTTTGCTGCGGTAATCGCAAGTTTTAATTGATCGGGCTCAAGAGAATTTGCAGTTCCTGCAATTGCATAATAAGTAGTGTTTCCATTTAATCTACCGATAGCACCAGATGCTAAGGGGAATTCAGTTCCTTCACCAGTATCAACTACATTTAATGTAACTTCAGATCCATTGGGGATACCATGAGGGAAAGCAAACTGAAGAAGACCCAAATCGAGGTTTACAACATAGTTGAAAGAAGATCTTAAAGATACGGAAGGTGTAGAAGAATAACCAGCACCAGGATCCTTAACTTCGATTTGATCTAAACGACCGTTCTTAATAGATGCAACAGCAGTTGCACCAGATCCACCACCACCTGTAATAATAACAGCAGGTGCTTGAGAATATCCAGATCCAGGATCAGTGACAGTAATACTGCTAAGGATACTCGTAGATGTTAACTGCGCGTTGATTGGGAAAGTAATCTCAGGACGTAATGTATAGTCATGAGGATAATCATAACCAAAATTATTGTTCTTGAGTTTTTTAATCTTACCAACATTGGTGCCTTTGGTAAAAATAGATGCGCCGCTACCAAATGCAGGGATAACAACATCTAATTCTGCACCAGATCCTGTAAGACCTGCACCCAAGATACCATCAATAGCTTCAATATCAATACTTGCAGTTGTATATCCTTTACCAGGTGATGTAACAACAACTTCTTGAATCTGACCAGGGATATTTACACCCTCATCATCAGTTCCATCTGCAACAGTAATTCGTACAAATCCACCTTCACCATCACCAGCAATAGGAACACTATTATAAGTTCCTACAGCATATTCAGTTCCAGGTTCATTAATTTGAACTCTTTCAATTTGTCTATTGGATGAGATAGTTGTAACAACTGGGAGACGTGTGTAGAATCCACCAGGATTAACGATACGAACATCGGAGATAGATCCTACCGCTTTAACAGAACTCGTGCTGTAGGACGCCTGAATGATGTCTGCTGCGCCTTCTGGTTCATTAACCAGAGGGAACTTGATTGTATCAGCACCACGAGTAATCGTGGCACCAGAAACACCACTGATTGTGAACGTTCCAACATAAGGAGAGTCTACAACATCCAAGTAACTACCAGTAGTTACAGGAGAGTCATCACCAGTTCTAGATGGATCGAAGTAATATGAAATATTGGTAACAATATTCCTATCAACTTTGAGTTTAACTGTTGGTGTAGGAACACCTTGACCAGTTACACCAGGAGTTCCCACACGTTCAATCGAGTTAAACGAATATTCGAGTTTATTGAGGTTATCTTTGGAGAACGAAAGGTTTCCACCTGCCAAAGAAGAGTGACTGACATCAAAGAGATATTGATGCCCATAGTACATCTTAAGGACAGGAGATTTGACAAAAACATTAACAGAACCAGCACTTGTGGCGGGATTAGAAACTGCTGCCTGTGGAAGTTTATATGTAAATTCCAGAGGACTTACAACAGTATTAACTGGGAAAGATCCATCATACTCATCATAAACTACGCCACCAACTTCTTGCGATGGGTTGCCATCAATAAAGATCATTTCACCTTCAGACAGGTAATGACGGGTTCCTGTAATAATATAAACAAGATCACTATTCGCAACTGCAGTTGCTTGAAGGGTTTTCTGCAAGTTTGCAATTAATGTAATCTTAAGAACACCTGTAAGATTGGTAATTTGTGCAGTAGTATATGCAGCGTTAAACGAAATATCTCCAGAATTAATATTAATGACAGATCCAGGAATGAATGTAGAAGATCCAGAAATTTCATCAATTCTGATTGAATAATCATCATCACTGTAAGGTTTAAACTTAGCAAGTTCATCTAAGTTGTTGCTACCACCTTCAGGATGATTAAAATCATTCAGATCAATATCAAATGTTCCAGGTGTTGTATTATTAATTTGAGGGAATGTGAAAGAAGCAATCTCATTAATATCATTAGGAATGGGTCCTACAATACCATAAGTGCTTTGCTCACTAAACTGTTCTGTTGACAGTAAACCAAGATTTAGATCATTCGACCAACTATTGTTATTAACTGCAAGATATACTTTATTATTAGCGGTATCTTGAGAGATAATATATCCACTATTAACAAAACTAGATCCATTACGCAGAACTAATTTAGTTCCAACAGTAAACTTGAACGACTGGTTAATGGTAAGTTCCTGAACATTATCAATTTTAATTGTCGGAGCAACTTTGAAATAGTACTTGTTTTTAACATTTGCAGTCGCCTTCAGTTTCTGAGATCCAGGAGAAGGAACCGTTGCGGTTCTTGATCCCCAAACATCTTGAGCGTATGTAAGAGCCTCAGTATCTTGAGGCATGTTAATCGAAGCATCATCAAAGTCAAGATTCTGGAATCCAATTGCTGCGAGAACAGCACCAGATGTGCTAACAGTAAGACTAGAACCAATTACAGGAGTAATAGCAGTTCGGACAAAACCAACTCCAGTATTAGTTTGTGCTGCATAAGTTCCAATTCTAGCAGCAAGAGCATCTTTATCTGCCTTCAATCCCCAACCATTATAATCAATATAATCATATCTGTTAAGGTTTGTAGTAAACCAAGCATCATCAACCCAGTCAAAAGTTAATCCAAATGCACCTGCTGTGGGGAATGCTGTTACATCAGAAGGAACTGTGGGAGTTAGTGCTCTATTTCTCAATCTCAGATTGGTAACAATATGCTGTCCTTGCTCATTACTACGGAATTGACCCGTAGTTCCACTTCTACCAGGAATATTACCAAAGTGTAAATCCTTTCCACCAAGGGCAGTGTTGGTGACAGATCCAGTAAAGACCTGAAGACCATTTACATATCCAGTAAAAGTATCACCGACTTTCTTAAGTCCAATAAATTGCCAGGTATTATCAGCATACATTGTTGTTAATGTAGACTGAAGTGCAGAACCTGCTGCATTAATAGTAGTGGAGTTATTAGTAACTACTAACTGCAATTCTCCGCTACTAACATCATAATACATCCAGAGACCACCAGTAGTATCAGTAGCATCACCGATAGCAAATAAAGTTTCTTGAGTCTGTGATAAAGTTCCACTATTACTGGAATCTTTATACAGCATGTACTCAATAGTAAAGTCACCTGCTAATTTAGTTCCTAACTCAGCAGCGGTAAATTTAATATTGGTATTTTCCCAGTTCGAGGGTTGAGCAACATCATAACCAAAGAATTGAGCCTTACCATCAGTAACTAGAATACCTTGATTACTAGTTCCTGTAACTACGGGTGTATAGTGAGTTGTAATGTCGGAAGTTGTTGCTCCAGCAAACGTTACAAGGAATTCATTTCTATTCCAAGAAGATTGTCCGAAAGCATAAACATCACCCGAATTATCGGCAGTAACAGACTTAACTGTAATACCTTCAATATTGTTCTTATTAAACTCATTAGATGTATGATTTTTAATTTTACCATCATATCCAAGTTTAACAGTTTCAACAGTTTTAAGTTGATTTGTAGAATTAACCTTTGTCAGAGCAACATTTAAATCACCGAAAATGTCGATATTGGATCTAGGTGCCATTGTAATGGTGCTACCTGTCAAATAACGATAATTCCAGAGCAAATCACCATTAGTATTAACCTTACCTACCCAGAAACTATCCTTTGTAGTATCATCAGACTTCAATCTCAATGTTGCACTAATATATGCCTCATCAAACTCATCCACTACCATGGAAGTGTCCATGAAGGAATATAATGTATTTGTATAGTTCTTAACCCATTCAATTGCAATGCTAGATGTAGACAATATTGCCTTACCAAAAGAAACATCAATATCAGCAGCATTTGCTGTAGATGCAGATTCCATGGTGAAGTAAATATCATCACCAACTTTTTCCATAGCAGTCAATTTCTCAGAACCGCTAGAAGATGCAACTTTTCTCTTGGCAACAAAACTGCCAGTAGTATCAACAACTCCAATAAAGGCATCATATGGATTAGTGGAGTTAGTATTTGTAAATCCACCAATAACAACTCTAGTATCAGAGTACTTAAGGACAGAAGTAATTCTATCTTCACGAGAAGAACCAGAAATACCAGCATATCCTCTCTGATATGTGAGAGTTGCACTTAATCCATTATCTGCCTGAACATACTTTGCAAGGTAAATATCAGGATTATAAGAATCCAAAATTGAAGCATTTGGTTTATTTTCACCAACAATCCAGATATCATTACCATCAACAGCAAGTTTGATATGTTCTGTGCTGAAAGTTCCTGTTCCGCTTTCTAAAGTCTTCTCCCATTCCTTTAAACCAGTAGAAGATAGTTTTGCTAAGAAACCAACTCCGTTACCACCAGCATCCTTTGTTCTACCACAAATAAATGTTTCTTTATCAGCGTTAGTGAAACTATCATTAATAACTAAATCATCATTGTTATCGATAGTAGAAACAAAATAATCTGCTTTCTTAAAGACCTGTGGGTGAGAAATAATAACTCTTGGATTTGTAGTATACGAAGAACCCGAGTTAATAATATTAACTGTATCAATCGATCCAACGCTGGTTACAACTGCCTGAAGACTTGCAGAATTACCATCACCATCTAAAGTAATGACAGGGGGAATATCACTGTTATATCCAGATCCAGTTTGAGTAATTACAACTTCCTCAACACCTTTAAGTTGACGAACAACAAATGTTTTGTTCGTATTATTCATGATAGGTGTGTAATCAACATACACCGTATCACCAACAATCAAATTATGTGGATTAGATGTTTGAAGAATACCAAAATTATCTCCACTGACGTTTTCAAAATTATAACTGGAAACAGTCTCACCTTTAATTCTAGAAACTCTAGCAGAGACACCAGTACCATCAGTATCCGTATTATCGAACACTAAACGGTCATTGACTTGATAAGAAATTCCAGGGTTTTCAACTGTAAACCCAGTTACACTAGCATCTTCAAATTTAGTAATTGTTTCAACTTCAATATCAACCTTAGAGTCAAATTTGACTTTGGGGAAATAGTCAAACAATTGTAATGGAGACTCTTCAAAGATTTGATCAGGATCATCAATCTCTGCTTGATCAATGACACCGCTCCTATCTTCGTCTTCCACTTCAAATAACAAATTATCACCATTCTCTAATGTCAACGCATTAGTAGATGCGTTAGGAGCACGCTCAACGTCAATATCAACATTTTCATAAGGGTCACGATAACGGACAACACCAGTAGGAATATTTTGCTGAACTGCAGTTGCACTTAAGTTCCACTTATCGACAACTGAATTATAACTAGGACCAAGAATATATGGGAATACTGCATTACCTTGTTCAGTATTATCAATAGTTACAAAATAGCAATATCTACCAGTTGGGAATTGTGGTGTCTTACAGAAACGACCGTTATATTGATCAAGATCACCTAAACCAAAAACATATTCATAATCTTCAACAAATCTACCCGCTGCTTCATCGGTCAATAAAGGACCAGCAGTTCTAACAGGATATGGATTTGTTTGTGCATCAAAAATCAAAGTGGGTTTAACACGATATGAAGAATTCAATCGAGTAATAGTAGATCCCTGATCTGTAGGATCTTGATATCCATAAGGACCGTAAATGGGGTTGCCATCAAACGCCCATCCAATAATCGGGGAGTGTTCCAGAGAATCATTTTGCTCTAGAGTTTGACCAATTGTACTGCCAGTCTGACTAATATAAAGGTTGTCTCCCAGGATATAACGTAATCTCTGAGGATTTGAAAGGTGAGCATATTCACCACCATATTGATTATTAAATCCTTCAAAAACACTACCCTTAGCAGAATCAATAGTAGCAGTTTCTTGTAAGTTATAAGTCCACTGGAAGACAGTGGCATCAAACAAAGCATCTTGACCAACTGCAGTCAGATTAATAACAGTCGTTCCTTGAGAATATCCAATACCTCGGTTAACAATTTCAATACCAGTAACTCTGCCAGCATTCTCACCATCAGTATCAATTGTTGCACGAGCAACCGCACCAAAACCATCACCCTGAATACCAATTTCAGGTGCAGTAGTATACCCAGATCCAGCAGAGATGATAGCGATCGAAATAATACGACCATTTTGTACAATTGCTTGTGCAACTGCACCAGAACCAGAACTCAATACAACACTGGGTTTAGATGTATAAGATGCACCACCGTTAGTTACTGATACACTCTTAATAGGACCACGAACTTCTGCAGTTGCTGTAGCACCCGTTCCACCGCCTCCAACAATAGTAATGGAAGGTTGTGAAGTGTATCCTGTTCCACCATCGTTAATCAGAACTCTAGATACAACACCTTTAGTGATAATTGCAGTTGCTGCTGCACCTGATCCGCCGCCACCGACAATTGAAATTAGAGGAGAAGATGTATATCCACTTCCACCATCAGTTACAACAATTTCACTGAGAGATCCATTAACAACTACTGATGCGGTAGCACCAGATCCACCACCACCACTAATCGTAATTGCTGGTGGTGAAGCAGCATCATAATCTTTACCTGCGTTAGTGATAGCAACATCTGTTACAGCACCAAAAGTCTTTTTATCAGTAGACTTATATGACCAAGCAGAAACACCATTAATCCAAGTTCCAATAGGACCAGAACTAATCTCATTCTTAGTAGAGATAGTAGTTGCCAATCTGGGGAATCTGTTCAGTTTTCTCTGGTTGCCAGGAAGGAGTGCCGATCCAGGGAAAGGTCCAATATTATAGTTTGGAATACCAGTAGATGCCACATACACATAATCATCATTAAAGAACGAGTTTTGAATGTTCGTAGTATATGGAGAAATAGTGTTATTGATAGCAGCAGTTTCCGACTTACCTTTATTAAGGTCAATAGATACCAGAATATTTCCCTGAGGAACGACTGTAGCGGGTTGTGGTAATTGATATTGGAAAACTGTAGTGCTATCTCTAGAAGTTACTAGGAACGTTCCGTTATAGATGATTGGATTTGCACCGTAGATAGTAACCTGGTCACCAACCAAAAGACCATGTGGATTACTACAAGTTACAGTTGCAGATCTATTATTAATACCACCGAAAGTAATTGAAGAAATTTCAATCAGTTTTTTAACATTATACAACCAAGTATTCAATTCAGGTTGAGTTCCTGTTCCACCCAATTTTGAAATCGTTAATTTATCACCAGGAAGATAATAAGATCCAGTATCTGTAAGAGTTGTCTGTTGAGCATCAACAATACCAACAACGTTCATTACAACTTCTTGAGAAGTTCCTTTGTTAATAAAAACTCTAAAGTTAGAAGATACCTCAGTTGCAGAATCCCAATCTTCAACGATACCATTTACTGAACGTGTACATTCAATAAACTGGTTAAGAGATTTTTCTTTATATTGAACAACTTCACTATTACCAATTAAGAATTCACCATTTCTTTCTGGCCAACCAATTGTAGAGTCAACTGTAATAATACTATCTTCAGTTCCAAGAGGTTCAGCAAGTTTTGTTTTATAAGGAACCGTAAAAGAACCTGTAATGGTTTCTTCAGACAATACCAATTCGTAAATATCTGTCTCAGAAGTTCTAATTGCAATATAGTTTTCAACAAGAGCACTAGCCGCTTGAATATTTGGATCGGCAATATCTAAATCTTGCTGTAAAAGACCGTCTTGAATATCAACAGGATTACCACTAACTAAAGTAGCACGCAGAATAGTATCAATAGACCAAGTTGCGGCAGATGGTTTAATGATCTGATCTTTTGGATATGAAATGCTTACCTGTTCGCCATAAAGAAGCTTAAACAGATAAGAAATACTGAAACTAGTTCCCTTAGTGGAATAGAAATCTTTGATCGTCTTAATTGCATTACGAACATTAATTTCTTTGTAATCTAATTCAGGAACATCAGGTAAAAACTGTTCGGTATACTTATCTAACAAACGTTTGACAAAAAGTGCATCCAGACACTTTACTTCGGTATCCAGAGATGCAGATACTGCAGTAGTATCATTTGAGAAAACTGCATTACCATCCTCAGTATATGAGGTAATACCACTAGCAGCTCTAGCACACCCAACAAATTGTGCTTTTTGATATCCAGTACCAGAAAGGTTTACGGTAAATCCCGTAATCTCATTCAGACCAATTTCAGCAGATGCCTTTGCTTGTGGGGGATCCTGAATGACAATGGTAGGTGGATTTGCCGAAGAATACCCAGCACCGAATTCGGTAATATTAATATCCGTAATTCTACCATTAAAAATAGCAGCAGTTGCTTTAGCACCTGTGCCACCAGCATAATTACCTTGACCATCAACTCTATTATCAACAATAAAAACAGAGGGGATATCATCATATCCACTACCACCGCTTAAAAGTTCGATATTAGTAACTCTACCATTAGAGTCAACAGTGGTTTCTAAAACTTGAGCACCAACAGGATCAACAATTGCAACTCTAGGGGTAGTCTCGTATCCCTGACCAGCATTTAAAATTGTAATCGAAGTAACCTGACCATCAGTCAAATTTGCTCGAAGTGCGGCGCGAATTCCATTCTCACCAGTAGGTTCATCAATATAAACTGTAGGTGCTGTAGAATACCCTTGACCGCCATTAGTTACAGTAATAGTACCACTAAGAGACCCCGCAAGAATTTGAGCAGGTCCTAAAGTAGCGCCACCAGGTTGTGTAAAAGTAATTCTAGGGGTAAAAGTATACCCACTACCAGAACTAAGCGTTTCTAGACCCGTTACAGAACCGTTGGTAACGGTTGCTTTAAGAACAGCAGGTTTAGAACCACTTTTTGTGGGAGTTTGAATAGTAACTGTTGGTGGGTTGGTATCACTATAACCCTGACCACCTTCCAGAAGTGCAAGATTCTTAATACCATTAACAAGAGCGGTTGCAGATCCACCACCACCAGTTGTAGAATTAATAGAAACCTGAGGAGGATACTCAAAACGATATCCAGATCCAGTATTGTTGATGGAAATACTGCTTAACTCGCCGTTATCGTTTACCCTAGCATATCCAACTGCATCATTACCAAACGAAGGGATAGGTGCCTCAACCGAATACAGAGAAAGGAATCTACCATTGATGGGAGCATTGGCAAAGATAAATTTATCGCCATCGATGAAGAAATCAACTTTAGGAACTAATAATGTATTATCATATACAGCAAGAACATATTCATCAACAATAGGTTCATAAACATTACCATTTCTGGTAAGTTTAAATTCAACTTTATTATCACCAAATGCACCAGAAAGGTTATCGATAGCAACAATAGTATTTTCTACAAAACCATTCAGATATGTAATATAAGTAGCAACGCTGTCATCAGAAGGTAATCTGGTTCTAGGTGCATTAGTGAATACAATATCAGTACCAGAGACAGTATAATCGACTGCAGGAATTAATACTTCACCATAAACACTTACAATCAAATGCTGTGCGGACGGAGGAGCAATTGGATTGTCTTGAGACGTTAAACCAAAACTGGTAGTAGAACCGTCAAATAAATCGATAGGAGATGCTAAATTTGTCCACTTAAGTTTTACCTGCTCATAAGAGATACCAGGGGACAGAGCAATATTAGGAGAACTAGTGGTGCTCTCGTAATAGATGACCTCATCACCGATTAAAATCGATCCATTTTCAGATAAAAACTGTTCAATACTTTCTACAACAATTTTTGTAGACTTATCAGTAATTGCTTCTACAATTTTTGTCTTTCCATCAAGGATACCGATGTCCAATTTATCGATATCAAGATAATTTAAGAAATTATTGATAATATTTTGACCAGCACCCGTTTTTTCTTGGGACTGATAATAATACTCCAGAAATCTATTAAAAAGAGGATATTCCTCTTCAAGAAAATTCGGAGATTGTTGGACAATCGATTGAGATACCTTGTTAATATTCATCTCTTAATTAAACGCATTCAGACGTGTTTAAAGTGCCGCCATTTTGAAGATCTGCAACCGTCACAGTAGACGGTGTTTGATCAAAAGTCGTTGGTGTCAAACTATTTAGAGGGATTGACGCAGGTGGCGTTGTGCCAATCGGAGCAACTGTAACTTCTGGAGAAATGATGTTAATAATCGTTCCAGGAGTGGATGCTGGAATAGTTGAGGAGTTTGATGGAATAAACTGAACAGGAATTTGAAGATTTGCAGGTAATGCCGCAGGATCTGTAATGGATCCCTCTCCAGAAACTGTATTCGTAATATTTACTCCAGTAGATGCGACGTTTGTGCCTGTTCCAATAATGGCAACGGGTCCAAATGCGATTTCTCCAGTATCATAGTTAACAGTTCCCGCTTTACTGTTGGTAATAACCTTTCTAGTACCCGTATTATAGAACTGACGAAGGTTGCCAAACCCATCATCCTCAAATTGTTGGTCTACACCAGGACGATCTGCGGTTCTATAGGTCCCAGACAGTAAAATTGGTTCTTTTGTCGCGTTAGTAGAGTCAGTTAAGGACGGTGCAGAGTTGTATAATCCCGCTCCAGTCGCAATAACGTAAGTATTTGTCTGATTTGTCGTGGGTTTAACGTATCTAAGGATAGTGGTTTGCATAGAAACGTCAGAAACGCACTTAGAAGAGAGCGAAATCGCTTTTTCTAACTGCTGAGCGCGGAAAGTTGAGTTAAAATTGTTAATTTCAGTCTGTTGTGCCCAATCATTGATACCTTTTTGGACATCTGTCTTAATTGTAGTGGTATCATCTCCGCATCCAGTGTCATATTGGATGAAAATCTTGTTATAAATGTAAATATTTTCGGGATCAATGATCACAGGGTCAATAGATGCCATAGCATATTGGCGCAAATTGCTTGCAATCTGCTTTTTAGTCGAATCATTGAGTGTAGAACCCGTTTTTGTCTGTACTGCAATGAAAACTTTGCCGTAAATAGGCGGATTTAGTGAATCTCCACCATATGCAACTACGGATCTTGCGTTATCGTAGACTTTTTTCGTCAAAATAGCATAATCTTGCGCGGTAACAGCGCGGTATTGAGCCGAATAATAGCGTGGAGCGTTATATTTAATGGATTCAATGCTTTCAGGTGCGGTGCCGCCATAAGCAGTCATGATTGATCCAATCAATGCACGACTTGCAGAGTATGCAGAACCGTTAGAATCGGTAATTCTTCCATTAAAAGCAAATTCGTTGATCTCATTAGCAGCTTCATCTTGTGTAACAAGATATTCTAATTCAATAACCTCACCATCTTTCAGAGATCTACCAATAGAATCATCACCAAACTTCAATTCATAACGCATATCCTCACCTTCGGAGAGGAAATATACCCTAGATGTTGATGTTAAACCAGTTACGTTATCGACTTGGACGTATGTATCAGAGGTTGTAGACGCTTCGTTGGGTTTTACTTTAACAATGAGTGTAGTAAGATCCGCTTGAGAACTAGGAATTTTATAAGTCTGGTTCTGGAACGTATTTACAACATACGAAAATTTGACAATATTACCTTCTCTAAATTTTACGCTACCAAAATCCGCAATTCCTGTGCCAGGATCAACCTCTACGGTTAAATCCGACAACCTATTCCATACAAAACTACCACCAACACCAGCAGCACCCTTATTAATTGTTGCGGTAGAAGGGAATACACCATCAACTGCTGCAGTTTGAATCGTAAGATTCGCACAAAGTGTTGCTGAAATAGGAGAGCGAGGAACGTAGTTTAATAATTTTGCAATATTAACAATATTATCACGAACAGTAGCACTCGTAAGAAATGCTTCATTGACCGCCATGTTAGCATTAAACGCCGTATAGTACGTATTATACGCTAAGATGTCGATCATATACGACAAACTAGACCCCTGAAAGTCATAATCCGAAAACTCAGTCCTAGTTCTCAGATATGCTTTGATAGATTCTTTGATATCGTTAAAGTCTAACGCTGTTAAGTTATTTGGTTGCATTATTCGGGTCTCTGTAATACGAAGTTGACACTTTCCACAAGGGGTAAACCAACAATTCTATAGTTCACCGTAACGCTATACTTACCCTCTCTAAAGTCTTCACTAACAATCGTGTTGATTAATGCGACTCTAGGTTCAAATGACCGAATAGTATACGCAATCTCATCCTGTAATGCGTCTGCAATTAATGAGTCCATTGGTTCAAACAGTAATTCACGTACTCTTGATCCAATAGTCCGATCAAATGGCACTTCCCCAGGAACAGTTTGCACAAGATTCTTAATTGCCTGCTTAATGGCATTATCATTCTTGACAATTGCTGCGTCTTTAGTGAAAGGATTTAGATTAACGCCAATCTGGATATCTTTAAAACCCCTTGATATGGCAACATCTCTATCAGTAACCTGCTTAAGTGCCATTTAACTTATAAGATGAACGCTATTATTTAGCGCCCTTGTCCCCGATAACGCTTTTTAGCGTTGTTACGACTCGTCGCTGCATACTTGGTATGCTGTCCATTCCCCTGTCGAGTCTTTTTGGGAGTGGATTCAATCATATTGCCACCAGAAAGTGACTTCTTCATTTTTGCCATAGATTTCTCCTAATTGTGGATCGCCACGCGGGGGTGGTTAACGCTATTATAGCACACCAAACTGTTTGTTGTACTCTGTGGATTTCGCCTCTAACTCTTCCACACGCATCAATAAACGTCCAGTGAAGGTAGATAGGTCAGTCGCATACTTTTCGACCTCTTCTAGGCGCTTAGAGAGGTGTATAACGCAATCATTTAATGCGCCTAGTGCCTCAGCAATCTGTTCATCATTATTACTCATTCTGTTCATCCTTCTTTAATAAAAATCCTTGCCCATCCTCAGTGATCTCATAGGCAAGTTCTGTTCCGATATTCCATCCCATTTCCTCACAGACTTCATAGGGAATTGTGAGAATAAGATCACCGTAATCGTCTTCCTCTAATGTTGTTGTGAATCTATGGGACATACCTCTATAAGCGATTTATTACTTGCGGATTACTCGTGGGATTATCATTCTTCCACTCCATCCATAGTGTATATAGATCATCTGTATTCTTTGATGCATAACCTGATGCATAATAGTCAGCACACTCATACATCCTAGGATCTAAAAAACCCTCTTGGCGCAATAATTGCTCTATCGCCCAAACTCTCGTATCTTGTCTCTCAACACGGGTCTTAGGGTCCATTTTTTACCTCAGAAAATTTTTTTATATACGCCGTCGAGTAACACTCGAATAATATCTAGGGCGTCTGGGAACCTTTGTAGGTTAGGGTAGTGGCCGTTTTTTACATTTAGGGGGGCTAATTAACTGCCCTTCGATAACATTTAGACTGTCTTCAGTAGGTGTTACATAGTGCCCCTCTTATACCCTCCCATTATACCTCACTAGGCATATAGTTGTCAACACATTCCCACTGCCATCCTATCGACTTGATGTAATCGAAGCACGACATTCTTGGAGTACTTGGGAATGCATCTCCCCTGCTATTCCGAATCCCATCGATATACCTTTCCATGTCATATATGCTGTGGAAAGATCCTCTCAAAACCTCATGATTGTCGTAGATAGTGTAAAGCATGATTGATCAGTTAGGGTGAATAAACGTAGTAACAATATCCCTCTGCTAGTAAGTAACTGGCAGTATTAGAAAGTATCTCACAGTCCCAACATTGGTCAGTATCTAACAAGAACTGAAACAATGCTATTCCATCATCAAGGGAACACTGTTGTCGATAGTAACTCTCTAAGAGTTGTTGATACTTAGGAGGACCTGTGATTGTTGTCATTTAGTACAGAACCTGTTTCTGAACCTCTACAAGGTTATTGTATCATGTTTCTGATACTTTGTCAAGTGCCCCTGTATGACACTCAGAGGCGAATGATTAGCAATGGTGATGATACTGTCTCCGAGGTATTCTGAGGGGGTTGACATCTGTTAGGAAGCGTGCTAAGAGTGTAATTTACGGAGACATTTATCGAGGAATAAAACACACAAATAGGTTTTTTTCCACATTTCCACAAATTCCGCATTTATTGTGGAAAAGTATCATTTAGGGCGTTTTCGATTCTTTCTCTGAAATTCGATCATATGATCTCGCCATGTATCGAATAGGATCGTAGTTAGTTCCTTCATTGTTAGTTTGATGTATTGGAGTTGTTCTAACAATGTTGTCCCATTCTGTTGGGAAGATGAGAACACAGACGAAGTTTTGTTTGTGTTTGGAATGTTCTGCGATTTCTTGGGGTTTGTCATAAGTTTTGATGCATAGAGTTATGTACTCTTCTGAGATGAAATTGATGAAACCCGTGTGTTCTTTCCAAGTGATAATTTCTCCTTGTTTGAAGTCATCGACGGTTTGCTTTTTCATATTCCCTCATTTCAATATAAAGGTGATAATCATCAGGCGTAAGGATATCATCCCAGTCGCCATCTTCAATACCTTTGTATTTACTTTGTTGGAGAATTTGTAAACTGTGAGAGAATGTCTTCGAGTTGTTGTTTGAGTTCATTTCTGATAGTAATGAGGG